GGTGATGATGGTGCGGATGAATCGCAGGTAGTACAGACGGTTCTTCATGTGGTTTCCTTCCATTGGGTGCCATGTCGCATGGCTGACGCCACCCGTTTCGCGCGGATGGTGAAAAATCGTGGTGACGACCGGCTTACAGCCAGCCGTAGTTTCCCAGCAGCCGCATGGCCTTGGCATGATCGCTGCCTGCGAGCTGGTAGATGGTTTCGGGCATCAGCCGAGGATGGTCTGCCCGCCAGTATTTGGACCCGTATCGCACGTGCTCGCGGACGTACCCGGCCTGTTTCATGCGGGAATACGCCCAACCCCGTTTCGTGGTGCCTTCCATCGTGTACTTGAGGTTTCTCCCGTAGATCTGGGCGGCCCGCACATCGCCTTTCCGCCGGTAGGCGTTGACGAGCTGGTTAAGATCGGCACCGTCCTGCCATGCCCTGGCGTTCGCCTGGGAGCCGAGCGCCTGGGCCAGAGCGTCATCACTTAGCGAGTTGAGGTAATCGGCGGGGTTCGCGTAATGCGTGGCGAGCGCGGTTTCGTCGGTGCTCCATGCGGTGGTGCAGTCGCAGTGCGGGTGGCGTTCGAAGGCGCGTCTGCCTGAGGGGATGCCGGCCAGTATCGCGCATCGTCCGCATGATGGTGGTGTGAGTACGCGTATGTACTGTGCGGTGTATTGGCGGGTTTTGGCGCTGATCATGCTGGCGGTGCGGGCGGTGTCGGCGAGGATGGTTCGCGAGCGCAGGGCGAGGTTGTTTTCGATGATGGTGAGGGCGGAACTGGTTGAGGTGCCGTTGGTCATGGAGTGTTTGCCCATGAGGATGCTGTTCCAGAGGTTGTCGAAGGTGGTTTGTCCGTTTCCTGCCCATCCGACCAGTGTGGCCGGGTTGAATCGTGTCTCGGGTTTGGGCAGGTTTCCGCCGCCGATGGTCTGCATGACGTCGGGTGTGGTGTCGTACATGTAGTCGGCGATTGTCTGTTGTGCGGTGTCGAGGATCGCCAGCATTTCTTCGGATGCGTTCGCGAACGAGGCGTCGAAGTCGTCGGAGCGGTTACGCCGCCATGCCAGCGTGAGTCTGGTGATCGTCTGGTTGCTGACCGTCCGTAGTCTCTTGCCCTGTTGGACCGCTATTCTGGGGAGTTCCTGTCCCGCCATGGTCTGCATTGGTGCCCTCCGGTTTCAGTAGGTTCTCCCATTGCGCGGCGTCCATGTCGACGAACCGTTCTCGTTCCAGGTCCTTGCGGGCCTCGGACCAGTCGAGTTCGTCCCACGCGCCTTCACGGCTGAGGATGCCGGTGGCGACGAGTTTCTGGATGGCGTCGGCCTTCTGTGAGAAGGTCGGGGTGTTCGGGTCGTCCCAGTCGGTGCGGATCCGGTTACCGTCGAGCCAGTCGCCTTTGCCGAACCGGTATGCCAGAGCCATCACGTCGGCCCAGCAGTCGCCGTCGGTCATGTTCTTCAACTCGACGTTCTTCACCAGCCGCACCTCGTCGGCGCGTATGGCACCTTCGGCGGCGGGGTTGGCGGTGTTCTGTCCGAAATAGCGCATCGGCAGTCCGGTGACCGCGCTGACCTGTTCGGCGAGCATGTCGATGACGGTTTTGAAGTTGCTGAGCTCCGACGCCTGGAATTGGCCGAATTTGGCCGACTGGCTTTGCGTCACGGTCATGGCGGTGTAATACGCCTTCCATGATGGTGCCATCTTCCCTGTGGCAGCGTCGATGAAATCATCCTTGTTCAAGCCTGTGGCCCATTTGCCGGGTACGGCGTGGGTCTCCATCGCGACCTGCAGGTCCATCAAAGCTCTAGCTGCCATGTCGGTGGGTTTGAGCACGTCCTTCATTTCGGATTCACCCACGAAGTTGCCCACTCTGGGACGGTTGAGGAACTGCACGACCGGCACCCTGCCCAGATTGTGGTCGTCACGCTCCGATACCGCCCAATGCCAGCCCTTGACGCGTTCCAGGTAGATGGTGGATTCCGGCAGGTAGAGTGTGGCCTCGGTTGGGGCCGACCGTTGCAGAGGATCGTAGTAGACGCGCAGCGCAGCCGTGATGCGACGTGTGCGCGGGTCGATCTGCGCAATCATGGACCGCGAGGACTCCACCGTGATGAGGGGGTGTTCGGCATCCTCCTCATTGGTGCCGACCGACACGAAGCCATGCCCCTGCACCCGGGTCTCCAAATGGTTCAGGACGCTCTGCGAACCCATGTTGTTCGCCTCCCACACCTCCGACAGGTAGTCGTTGGACTCGGGACTGTCAGGCAAGCTGAACGAGCGCACACGCTGGCGTTGCACGACCGTGTCCACGGTCACGCGCGGCCAGTTGAGGGGGAACTCGAACACCCGCAGTTCCGGTGGCACCGCCAGGCCGATGGTCTGGATGCGCTGCTCTCCGCGATAGTAGGAGTCCAGGTCCTCGTGCACCTTGCGCAACCGCTGCAGTCTCGTGTACAGGAGCCGCACCAGTGCGGACTCATCCGAAGACAACTCCGTTATTCCCTCCATACGACCCTCCGTAATCAGTTGTGTTGCCGAGCAGGTAGACCCTGCTGCTGCCCACTCCCCAACCCAGGGCACGCATGTCGCATGCGGCCTCGTGGGCGAGGATGTCGGCCATGGTGATGTCGATCTTCTGGTTCTCGCTTGGTTTGCCCAGCACGAACCGGTCCCCTGGCTTGGCGACCATGCGGGCCGCCATCATGTGCAGTTTCGCGGTCGGGTCGGGGCTGTGCGTGGTGGTCTTGTCGGCCGTGTCCTCGCGGAACCGTACGAGCGCGTTGTACATGCGTCCGGGCTGGTTGGTGGGCCATTGCACCACCACATCCTCCCCGTAGCGTTCGCTCCACGCATCCACCTGCGTCTCCCAGGGATGCGGATCGCAGTAGAAGCGTTTGACGCGGTAATGCTCAAACAGTTCGCTCACGCAGGCATCGACCTCGCTGCGCGGGATGCGCCCCTCCCACTCCTTCGGATTCCAGTAGGACGGACGGTTCGATGGACCGTAGGACGGCGTCCAACGCCATCCCTCGACCGTCTCCGCACGCAACGCGGTCCAATCCCCCGACTGGGATCCGTCAAAGCCGAGACATATCTCACTGCCTTCCGCAGGTGGGGCCTGGTCCTGCTCGGTCTCGTCGTACACTTTCTCGGGCATATAGGCTCCAAGGCCCTGCACCAGTTCGCAGCCGAAGAATCTTCGCGCCTGTGCAGGGTCTCGTTCCAGGAGTTCCGCAGCCGTGGCCTCGACGCTATCGAGGTTGACCCACGGACTGCCCCTGTAGACAAATTCGAGGATGAGCCGCCGGTCTTCCGGTCTGAGGAAGTCCAATGCGGGGTCGTGACGTGGAAAGTACTTCATGATGTCGTCGGCACGGCTCTCGTAGGTCGCCTGGCCGAAAGAAGCATCCATCGGATCCCACGGGTTCGTGAGCTCCAACATGCGTCCATCCATGCCGGAAACGCCGCGCAGCACGGTGTCGGCGACCTCGAACATGCCGGAACGCTTCGTATAGACGCCGGACTCGTCGCACAGCGCGAAGTTCACCGGGTTCCCCAGCTTCGAACGCGCCGAGGCGGTGACCGGGTCGATGCGCCCGCCGTTGGGCAGACGGATGAAGCCCTCGCGGACCTTCATGAGATCATCGAGCCTGCCGTTGCGCACCATGGTCTGCAACGGTCGGTACACGTTCGCTGTCTGCTCCTCGGAGTTGGCGAGCAACTGCACCAGAGCGGTGCGTCTGGGCATGCCCATGGCCTCCCCGGGCTGGTACTCGTACTCGAAACCGCACCCGCAACCCCAATCGGAGCAGCGAAACACCTCACCGCCAACGGCCCAACCGCAGAAGACACATGGGCCGCCACCCTCGAAACAGGCGCATGCGGCACCGAACGGGCTCTTGCCGAGCTTCTGACCGCCCACGATCTGCCCACGACGCCACCTAAACGCCGCACCCTGCAACGGTCGAGAGGCATTGAACCTCGTATCCGGTTTCACACGGTAGAACTCGACGGCGTTGCGCAACTGCCACCCGGTCAGCACGAACGGCTTGTTCAGGTCATATCCCGAGGGCACCACGCAATGCCACTGCGTCCAGTCCGCGAACAGGAACCCCAACGACTTCGGCAACTGCGCACCCGCCATCGGAACCCCCTTCTAGATGTCGGCGAACCGTTCCCTCGCACTGGGGAACCGCACGATCTTCGAATCCTTCGCCTTCACCTGTTTCTTCGGCTCGTCGTCAACGATCTGCCAGCCATTGAGCTTCAACCCCTGCGGAGTCAGACCGA